CATTGTTGCAAACAATGGATCTAACTTAACAAATTTAAATGCAGACAACTTAGCTTCAGGTACAGTACCTGACGCAAGATTCCCTGCTACATTACCAGCAGTTAGTGGAGCAAACTTAACAAACTTAGATGCAGACAACTTAGCTTCAGGTACAGTACCTGACGCAAGGTTTCCAGCAACACTTCCTGCAGCAAATGGTTCAGCTTTAACAAATCTTAATGCTTCAAACGTAGCTTCAGGAACTTTATCATCAGACAGATTACCAACAGTACCAACAACAAAAGGTGGTACAGGTTTAACTGCAATTGGAACTGCAAATCAAGTTCTTGCAGTAAATGCGGGAGCAACTGCTTTAGAATTTCAAACACCAACTACTGGAGATATTACAGGTGTTACAGCAGGTGATGGTTTAACAGGTGGTGGATCTTCGGGAGACGTTACATTAAACGTTGGAGCCGGAAACTTAATAGATGTTCAAGCAGATCAAATAGATGTTGATCTTTCAGAATTAACTACATCTACATCAGATGCTGATGGAGATTTTTTTGCAGTAGTAGATTCTGCTAACGCTCAAAAAAAATTAACAAAAGGCAATATTGCTATTTCAGGTTTTAATAATGATAGTGGATTCATTGACGGATCTTCTTTAAATGCTTCAAATTTAGATTCTGGAACTGTGCCTGACGCAAGGTTTCCAGCGACTTTACCAGCTTTAAATGGATCTGCACTAACAGCACTTAATGCAACTCAACTTACTTCTGGAACTGTTCCTAACGCTAGATTAAGTTCTATTCCAAATTCAGCATTAGCAAATAGTGCAATTACAATTAATGGGTCATCTACATCATTAGGTGGTTCTATTAACGTTGGTGATATTACGGGTGTAACTGCTGGAACTTTATTAGACGGAGGTGGAACTTCTGGAGATGTTACATTAAACGTAGATTTATCAGAATTAACAACTTCTACTTCAGACGCAGACGGAGATTTTTTTGCTGTTGTAGATAGTGCTAACGCACAGAAAAAATTAACAAAAGGAAATATTAATATTTCAGGTTTTAATAATGACGCTGGTTATACTACTAATGTCGGTGACATTACAGGCGTTACAGCAGGATCTGGCTTAACAGGTGGTGGAGCTTCAGGTTCTGTTACTTTAAATGTTGGAGCAGGTACAGGTATTGATGTTGCAGCAGATACAGTCGCTGTTGATGTATCTGACTTCATGTCAAATGGATCTAACAATAGAGTTGTTACTGCAACTGGTGCAGATGCTATGAACGCAGAAGCAAACATGACTTTTGATGGATCTACTTTAGCTGTTACTGGTGCTATAACAGCAACAGGAGATGTAACAGCTTTTCAGACTTCTGATAAAAATTTAAAACAAAATATTGTAAACATTGATAGTGCTCTAGATAAAGTTTCAAAAATAAACGGTGTGTACTATAATTGGACAAAAGAAGCTTTAGAAAAAAATAAACATTTAGAAGATGTAAAAGAAGTTGGTGTAATAGCTCAAGATGTGGAAGAAGTATTACCTGAAATTGTTGCAACAAGAGAAGACGGAACTAAAGCGGTTAAATACGAAAGACTTTGCGCTATTTTAATTGAATCTGTCAAAGAACTTAAAAAAGAAATAGAAGAACTTAAATCAGGAGCCTAATTCATGGCCCTAGGAGTCACAGCATATTCAGAGGCACCTTTCAGTGCAGAGGAATCTAATGTAATTGCATATCCATCAGGTATTCAATTAACAGCTCAAGAAAATTCAGGTATCGTTAGTATAGATGTAGATGTTTCCGTAACAGGAGCAGCTTTAGTTTCTACTGCTGGAACAGCAAACGGTTCTTCATTAGTGGTTGTTAATCCAACCGGTCAAGATTTAACTGCAGCAGAGGGGACACTTGATCAATCTTCAAACCAAGAAATTGACGTAACAGGTTTTGATTTAACTTTTAACCTAGCTAATTCTACACATGACACATTAACAGCTTTTGGCGAAGCACCTTTTGCAACATTAAGTCCAGCTACATTCCTTATTCCTGTTGAAGTAGAGGCAACAACAGGTGGAATTGTTGGAACATTCCCTTTACCTATGTCATTAGGAAATGTTACAGAAATTACAGGAGATGCTCTTGTTACTTTAACAGGTTTCTCATTAACAATACAGGAAAATACTCCAGGGGTTGTTGGAGATGCAAATGTTTCAATTACAGGATTTTCAACACCTTTAGTTTTAGGAACTGCTCAAGGGTTTACTGATGTTACAACAGAAGATGTAACAGGTATAGGATTTAATATAAACTTAGGAAGTGTTATTGGTTTTGCTGATGTAGATGTTTCAATCACAGGTTTCCCACTAACAATGCAGGAAAATGCTCCGACAGTTATTGGAGATGCAAATGTTACTGCAACAGCTTTACCTATGACAGCAACTCTTGGTACATCTGTCTTAGACGCTAACACTTTAGTAGATTTAACTGGTTTTGATTTAACCATGCAGGAGGGAACTGCAACAGCACCAGATTCATTAGCTATATTAACAGGAATTGAAATGACAATGGCTGAAGGAAGTGTTGTAGGACCAGTTATATGGAACCCAGTACCTACAGGTAATGCACCTATAGATCCTCCAGGTTGGAAAGAAGTGGCTTGATTTAGATAATAATGTAATTATAATGGAAATATTAAGGGATTTAAAATATGGCAAATTCAACATCAGCTAGTTTAAAACTAACGGTTCAAACAACCGGAGAAAACTCAGGAACTTGGGGCCAAATTACTAATACTAATTTACTTATATTAGAACAAGCTATTGGTGGATATGATGCAGTTGGAATTACTGCAGCAGCAACTTTAACTTTTTCAAATGGAGCATTATCTAATGGTAAAAATCAAATATTAAAATTAACTGGAGCTATTTCTGGAAATAAAAATGTAGTAATTCCAGATTCAATAGAAAAAACTTTTATAGTTGAAAATGCTACAATTGGTGCTCACACAGTAACATTCAAAACTACTTCAGGGACTGGAGTAACTTGGGCAGCAACTGATAAAGGTATAAAAATGATTTATTCCGATGGAACAAATGTTGTAGACACCGCTTTTACAAAAGTTTCTTCAGATATTTCTCCTGAATTAGGTGGTGATCTAGATCTTAATTCAAAAAATATTACAGGAACAGGGAATATAAATACTACAGGAAATGTAGATATTACAGGAACACTAACTGCTGATAATGATGTACAAGCAGATTCAATAGGGGTAGGCACCTCACCTTCAGGAACCACTGGACAAATTCGTGCTACAGATGATATAACTGCATTTTACTCATCCGATGTTGCATTAAAAGAAGATATAGTTAATATTTCAGATCCATTAGAATCGTTGAAAAAATTAAATGGTGTCTTATTTAACTGGAAAGATTCATGGATTAAAAAACAAGGTGGTGAAGATGGTTACTTTGTTAGAAAAAAAGATGTTGGAGTTATAGCTCAAGAGGTAGAAAAAGTTTTACCTGAAGCTGTTGCTCAAAGAAAAGATGGTATTAAAGCTGTAAAATATGATAGACTTACATGTTTATTAATTGAGGCAGTTAAAGTATTATCTAATAAAGTAGAAAAATTAACTAAGGAGAATAAATAATGGCAGTTCCTACTACTAATGTCGGTATGTCAGACATTCAAACTGAATTTGGGGGATCTAACCCTATTTCTTTATCCGAATATTATTCTGGAGGTCCTTTAGTACCTGCAGGATCTCCCGCTCCAAATGGACCAATTCCTTCATCAGGACAAATTTCAATAGGTCAATTTAGAGGAGCAACAAATGCTGCGTTTGTTGCAGCGACAGGTGGAACGGTTACGACATGTGGAGATTTCAAAATTCATGCTTTTACAGGTCCTGGAACTTTTACAGTTACTTGTGCTGGTAATTCTGGAGGATCAGATTCAGTTGAATATCTTGTAGTTGCTGGTGGAGCATCAGGTGCTGCGGACAGAGGTGGAGGCGGTGGAGCAGGAGGAACGCGTGAGAATTTTCCTTCAGCCCCTTGTGCTGGTCTTCCAGTTTCTGTAACATCTTATCCAATAACTATTGGTGGAGGTGGTGCCGGTGGACCAACAACTGCTCCTGGAAACGGTGGAAGCAATTCAGTTTTTAGTTCAATTACTTCTGCTGGAGGTGGCGCTGGGGGAACTTTACATTTTCCATCACCCTTTCCTGGAGGTCACCCTGGATGTGCTGGTGGCTCTGGTGGTGGAGGAGCAGGACCTACTGCTACTGGTGGAACTGGAAACACTCCTCCTGTAAGTCCCGCTCAAGGAACTAATGGTGGAGTAAATACTTCTCCACAAAATAATCCTTTTCACGGCGGAGGCGGTGGCGGTGGTGGTGCTTCTTGCGCTGGTGGAAACGGTACTTTACCTACCGGAGGAGCCGGTGGAAACGGAGTACAAATTCCTCAAGTACCTGCATCTTACGGAAGTCCTGCTAGATATTTTGGCGGTGGTGGCGGTGGTGGTAGAGATGGAAGAACTGGAGGCACTGGAGGAGCAGGTGGATGTGGAGGTGGATCTGCCGGAGTTTCAAATACGAATCCAAACACTAAAACTGCTGCTGGTGCAGCAAACACAGGTGGAGGAACCGGTGGTGGAGGACTAGATCCACAACCTGGTGGAGGTGGAGGAGCAGGTGGTTCTGGTATCGTTATAATAAGGTATAAATTTCAATAGGTATTAATATGGCACATTTTGCAAAAATAGATGAAACTACAAAAAAAGTTTTACAAGTATTGACTTTAAATAATAGTGATATGCTTAATACTAGTGGTGTCGAAGATGAATCAGTAGGTCAACAATATTTAGAAACACATAATAATTGGCCAGCTAACTTATGGATTCAAACTTCATATAATACATCACATAATCAACATCTAAAAGGAGGAACAGCATTTAGAGGAAACTATGCTGCTATAGGTTATACTTGGGATGAAGATAATCAAATTTTTTGGCCTAAAAAACCATATGAATCTTGGGTAAAAAATACTACAACTGCTGATTGGGATTCACCAATTGGTGCAGCCCCTGCATTAACGGCAGAACAAACTTCACAAAATGAAGCAACAACTCATTATTGGAAATATGTTTGGAACGAAGATAATCAAAATTGGGATTTGACTAATTTAAATATTTAAGTTAAAAAGTGTGGTGGTATGAAAAAGAAAGTATTAACAGAACAATCGTTGTATTATGGTGATGTTTCAATGCCGAAAGGTTTTGAAATAAATCAAGATAAATTATCAAACGATATTTTACAATCTACATTTACTAATACAAAATTTCCATTTTCAAAAACTTGGGACATGTTAAACACTTATGTGCGAGATCACATAGGTCTTGAGTATAATATTAATCTAATTAATAAAAGTTCTTGGGGTGTTATTTACAAACCAAATCAAACATCTATACCATTATTAGATGTAGATCCCGTTAACCTAATACACTCACCGGACTTTACATTACTATACGGTGTTAAAGTTGATAAGTGTTTTGTAAAAATTTTTTACGATGATAATAGAAGAAAAGGTAGAAGTTGGGAAATACAATTAAAAAATAATATGTTTATCATGTTTCCGTCAAACAATATGTATTACATAAGTAATAAACAAAAGGATTCTTTAAATTTTGTTCAAACTATAACTTATGAATATAACTAACTATTATTGGTATTTTAAATCTGCATTAACCCCTAGATTTTGTGACGAAATAATACAATATGCTAATTCACAAAAAGAAGAAATGGCAAGAACAGGTGGATATGGAGATAGAAAACTATCAAAGAAAGAAATATTAGATTTAAGAAGAAAAAGAAATTCTGATTTAGTATGGTTAAATGGTCCCTGGATTTATAAAGAATTACACCCATACGTTCAGGAAGCTAATAGATTAGCTGGTTGGAATTATGAGTGGGATAGATCAGAAGCTTGTCAATTTACAAAATATAAATTGAATCAATATTATGATTGGCACTCTGATAGTTATAATAAACCTTATGATCGAAAAGATATAAATCATCCAGAGCATGGAAAAATTAGAAAGCTATCTATGACTTGTCAGTTAACAGATGGCTCCGAATATAAAGGCGGAGAATTAGAATTTGATTTTAGAAACTATGATCCACATATGCGAGATGAATCTAAACATATAAGACAATGTAAAGAAATATTACCAAAAGGTTCTATTATTGTATTCCCTTCATTTGTATGGCATAGAGTTAAACCTGTAACTGCTGGTACAAGATATAGTCTTGTTGTTTGGCATTTAGGAAAACCTTTTAAATAATGTTTATAAATAATTATTTTAACACAACTATTTGGTCACAACAAAAACCAGAATTTGTAAAATCATTAAATAATGCATCTAATAAATATATTAAAGATGCAAGAAATAGAAATAAAGCACATATAAAAAAATATGGAGATTTTGGATTATCCCATCACTCAGCACCTTTAACATTAGATAATGATTTTAGAGATTTTAGAGAGTACATTGGTTTAAAATCTTGGGAATATTTAGACCATCAAGGTTTTGATATGCAGCAATACACAACTATGTTTAGTGAGTTGTGGGTACAAGAATTTGGTAAAAAAGGCGGTGGTCATCATTCAGCTCACATTCATTGGAATCAACATGTATCAGGGTTTTATTTTTTAAAATGCTCTGATAAAACTTCTTATCCAATATTTCATGAGCCACGAACTGGTGCACGTGCTACAAAATTAAAGATGAAACCTAACTTAAAAGGTATATGGCCTGGTGAAGAACTTATTCATTTTAAACCTACACCTGGAACATTACTTATTTTTCCAGGATTTCTAGAACATGAATTTGCAGTAGATTATGGTATTGAGCCTTTTAGATTCATACATTGGAATATTCAAGCTGTACCGAAAGAGATGGCTAAAGATGTCATTTAAAAAAAATAAATACACAATAATTAGAGAAGCAATATCAAAAGACCTAGCAGCTTTTGTTGCAAATTATTTCAGTATGCAGAAACAAGTTTATGATACTTGTAGAGAAAAAAGATATTTTTCTCCATTTGAAACTATTATTGGATATTACGAAAGTGAAAATGAACAGATTCCAAATACATATTCTCAATATTCCAATATGGCTATGGAAACTTTATTATTAAAATGTCTTCCTAAAATGGAAGAAGTAACAGAATTAAAATTATACCCAGCTTACACTTATGCTAGAATATATAAAAAAGGAGATGTTTTAAAAAGACACAAAGATAGATTTAGTTGTGAGATATCAACTACTATGAATCTAGGTGGTGATGATTGGCCGATATATTTAGAACCAGATCCTAGTAAAGGTGTCATTAAAGAAGGCGTAGGTTATGTATCTGAAAACACGAAAGGTATTAGAGTAGATTTAAAACCAGGAGATATGCTGGTTTATTCTGGCTGTGAATTAGAACATTGGAGAGAAAAATTTAAAGGCAAAGAATGCGTACAAGTATTTCTTCACTATAATAATCGTAAAACTCCAGGCGCAAGAAATAATATGTTTGACAAACGTCCTCATTTAGGTCTTCCTGGTTGGTTTAAAAAATAGTATATTATGATGGAGACAGGGCACCACCACATACCCCCTGTCTCCTTTATAATATTATGAAATCATTTTTAAAAAATATAGTTGATCCTGTATTTGCTACGAACCATCAAAGAAAAACTGAAATTTGGGATGTCGAGGGTAGACTTAAAAATGGAAATCAACCTTTTAAATTTGATATAAGACCTTTAAGACAAGTTGCTAATAAAGCAGAAAAAATAGGTTATTTTAAATCAAAATCTGATAAGATGGTTTTTGAAACTATTAATCAATGGGTTATATTTGATACCGAAGAATTAAATGAATATGTCAAATCTATGGATAAAAAAGACTTTAATGTTAATGAATTACTAAATAATTTATCTTGGAATTTAATACTTGATAAAGTAGAATGAAAACATGCTACAAAAACTTAATTTTAAACCCGGTTTTAATAAAATGGTTACAGATTCAGGAGCTGAATCTCAATGGATTGATGGTGATTTTGTTAGATTTAGATATGGACTACCTGAAAAAATAGGTGGTTGGTCTCAACTTACAAATTCTTACAATACTCTGCCAGGTGTAGCACGTGCTCAACATTCTTTTGCTGCTATAAATGGTGAAAAATATGTAGCGATAGGGACTTCTCAAGGTTTATTTTTATATTACAATGGAGAATTTTTTGACATTTCTCCCATAGATGATGATTTTATAACTGGAGCTACCTTTGATGCAACATCCGGTTCTGCTACAGTTACTGTTAACAAAACTAGTCATGGACTATTAGCTGGGAGATATATAACATTTTCATCTGTTACTGTTCCAACGGGTTCAGGTTATGCAACAACTGATTTTACAGATAATACATTTGAAGTACAACAATCTAATTTAGGATCAAATAGTTTTGAAATTATTATGCCTTCTAATTCAGCTGCAACTACATCAGGCACAGGTTCAGCACAGATAGACCCATATGAAATTGTTGGTCCAACGTTTGAAACTGCAGGTTTAGGTTGGGGTACAGATACATGGGGCTCAAGCACATGGGGAACCGCAAGTGCAACCAGTGATGTGACTTTGGATCCAGGTTTATGGTCTTTAGATAACTTTGGTCAAATACTTGTTGCAACTATTCATAATGGTAAAACATTTACATGGAACGCAGGAGCAGCAACTCCTAGAGCAAACAGAGCAGTTGTTATGTCTGGTGCTCCTACTAAAACAAGACTGACTCAAGTATCAGATAGAGATAGACATGTATTTCATTTTGGAACAGAAACAACTATTGGAGACTCTACTACTCAAGATCCAATGTTTATAAGATTTAGTGATCAAGAAAATTTTAATGTGTATCAACCAACAGCAACTAATACTGCAGGAACGTTTAGATTAGATAAAGGTAATGAAATTATTGGAGCAGTGTCTGGTAAAGATTATACACTAGTATTAACAGATACTTCTGCTTATGTGATCCAATTTGTTGGACCACCATTTACATTTAGTATTAGACAAGTTGGTAGTAACTGTGGATTGATTGGTCAGAATGCATTAAGTTATTCTAATGGTATTGTGTTTTGGATGTCTGGTGAAGGTGGATTTTTTATGTTTGATGGTACTGTAAAATCTATTCCTTGTGAAGTTGAAGACTTTGTATTTACTACAACAGGAGATAATTTAGGAATCAACCAGAGTTCAAATCAATTGGTTTATGCAGAGCATAATACTCTGTATAATGAAATTAATTGGTTTTATCCTGAGTTTGGATCTCAACAAATTAATAGATGTGTAACTTATAATTATGGAGAAAATTGTTGGACTACATCATCATTGGCTAGAACATCTTACATAGATCAAGGACTTTTTGATTTGCCCTATGCAACTGAATATAATAAAACTGCTTTACCTAATTTCCCAATACAAGGTATTACAGCAACTTATGGTGCATCAACTTACTATGCTCATGAAACCGGAACCGATCAAGTAAATTCATCAGGTACAACATCAATCGATGCCTACATTCAATCCGGTGATTTTGATATTACTAACTCTAATAATATTGCTAACTTACAGGGAGACGGTGAGTACATAATGTCAGTTAAAAGATTTATACCCGACTTTCAAGTGCTGACTGGTAATTCAAAAATTACTTTATTAATAAATAATTATCCAAGTGATACAGCTGCAAGCTCACCTCTTGGACCCTTTACAGTAACTTCATCTACTGATAAAATAGATACACGTGCTAGAGGAAGATTAGTAGCTCTTAAAATAGAAAATGATGCTGTAGGTGAGACCTGGCGTTATGGAACATTGAGATTAGATGCAAAACCAGATGGAAGAAGATAATGGCTAAAATAACTGCATATGTACCAGAACCAAAACAAGAATATGATGTAGAGAATCAAAGACAAATTCTACAAGCAATGGATACTATTAAAAACGAATTAAATTTTTCATTTCAAAAAGATTTGAAAGAAGAACAAGATACATACAACTGGTTTATATCCTAATGACAATACAATATAAAAATCAAGGATTTATTTTAGACACTACAAGTTTAACAACTGTATTAACAATCAATACAAGTTCCGTAGCAATTGTAAAAAGCATTAGTCTTACAAATGAACATAGTAGTAATAATTTAACTGAGATATATTTACATGATTCTTCTGCATCTACGGATTATGAATTTTTTCACAAAGATTTAACTGCAGACGCAACAGAACAGGCTGCAGGTCAAGTTTTAAATTTAGAAGCAGGAGATAGTATAAAGGCCCAAACAGAGGTTGCAAATACTGTAAAAGGTGTTATAAGTTATGCTTTAATAGACAGATCACAGGAGAATGGATAATGTCACACGATGATTTATTAAAAATAGACTGCACTACAACAGTAGTGTTAAGAAATACTAGAACAAATAAAATATA